CGGGGGTAGTAATGCTGCCGAAAAGCAGGTCGATCTGGGACACAACAGCAGTGGTCTCAACGTACATAGCATGCTCGCGAACAAGCCCAATGGAGAGCCCCTTGTGTGAGATGCAAAATGCTCGGGCGGCAAGCCACAAGCGGCGCTCTCCCAAACGCGCCACCTCTGCTAGCTCACGCTCAAAGGCGGCCTGAATTTCACACCAGCCCTTGTCACGAGACGCTTCCAAGGAAGTGCGGGAAGCCTCTTCCTGGTCCAACAAGTTTGTCCCATCGACCCCGAAGTAATGGAGGTATTTGTACCAAGCTTCACTACCTCCGAGACGAAAAACTTGGGTCTTCTCTGCGCGATGCCTCTGCAAGTCGCGTCTCCCGGTTGCTACCAACATAGTCCCCTCCTTCAGTGGGTCAAGATTGGTACGGGGCTCAGTTCCGCGGCAGAAACCCACGGTGGTGGACCAAAACGGCCCAGCTCGCGTTGTGCCGGTTGCGGGATTGTCAAACGCCCAAGTCTGCGTAGAGCTATCATGGCGGAAGCGCTTCTCGGGGGCATTGGCAATCAGAGCGTGAAACGGTGTGTCCCCGAGCGTACAAATGGGTATTGGGGCCGATTCCGCCGCAATGGACACCTCGACAAGTTTTCCGTCGGACCTGTCACACACGAAGGCAACGGGGTCGACTCGCCCATCTTCCCCGGTCTCACGACTCCAAAACGTAACTTGGCCGTAAAGGTCTTCAAGGGATCGGCGGGCGCTGGCCTCTTCTTCGAGCAGTGACACTAAGGCTCCAACAGAACTGGGGGCTTGAGCCCCTGGAGTAGGAGTCGGCCGCACATGACACGGAAAGAAAACCTCGGAACTAGGGGTCCCTTTGCTCGTCGCGGTGACCAAATACCCGCTGCACAAGCTCCTCACGGTAATCGCAGAAATGGGTGTCCGAACGGAACTCGCGGCATTTCCTGAGAGGACGACCAAACTGGGTGTGGCCTCGCAATGCAAAATGCGACCCTCGAGTGTGAACCGGAAGCTAGTCGGGTCGAAATCAACCGCATTCAAGCTTGTGGAGCTGATAATGGTGTGTCTTGCTTCCTTTGAGCACTCCTGTTTCCGTATCCACTCACTCGAATGATAGGGCGCAGCTGGGCCCGCCACGCCAACTATCCAACAAGGCAGGCACTTCTTCAAATTGGGGTGACACGCAGCGTTCTTGCAAACGCGGCAGTTGCCCTCTGGGTGCAGAGCAAGTATATGGGCCTGACAAAATTCACTGCCCCCCAATGTAGTTGCTCCACAAGGCGCTGAAGTGGTGTTCCCCCTAATCTGGGATTGACATCCCAACCAATGGTTCCGCTGTGGGGTGACCACTTTCCCTTCTTCCATGAACAACTGGATGCGCTTCCGCGCCTCAACAGCTTGGCTCGGCAAATCTTTCCCGCTCACGATGACACCAATCGCTCTCTTGTTCAGCCGCGACACGCAAGAAATCCACTCAACGTAAGCCTTCTCAACTTCAAGACTCGGTCCGCGACAACCAGAACACAACCGGAACAGTTCGCCGGGCCGGACGTCAAAACGGCGGCGACAGTGAACGCACGTGTGCGCTTCGGCTGACTGGGAACTTCCACCCGCTTCAGCCAC